CACCATGTTGCCGACCTTCGACCCTGCAATCGAGCGATCGTCGCCGCTCGCAATCGCCACGCGCGAGCTGTTGATGTCGAAGTAGTTGAGTTTGTGAGTCCAGAGGTTCGTGCTGTTGAAGGTGCCGGCCGCGTGCTCGGTGCCGAACTCGACGTCGACGAGCCACATTCCATACGTCCCGACCCAGGGCACGGTCGCGACCTGGACCTGCGTGTCGACCCCGATCGCGGTGTTGTGGTCGAGTCTGCTCGCGAGCGTGAGCTCGTAGACCTGGGCGGTGAGCCATCGGGTCCCGTCCCAGTAGCAGAGGAGGTTCTTGTCGGTTCGGTAGAACTTGTCGTTCGTGGCGGGCCCGCCGGGGAACGAGGTCCCCTCGTTGTAGCCTCCGGTCGTCCCCCCGGTGTGCGAGTGATTGCCGGCCGCGGCCTGGACCGCGCCGGCTCCGATGGTCCGGAGCGATCCCGTGCCGGCCGCAGCGTCGACCGCCATCGCGTCGGCCCCGCTCGGCTCGTGGGCGGCGTGGTGGCCGAGGGTCGCGCCCTGGAGGATCAGCAGGATCGGGTCGGCGGCGGCGAATGGACTATTCGCACTCTTGGCGATGTTCGCGATCGTGATGTTCCGGTATCCGCCGCCGCCCGGGGTGGCGATCGCGCTGATCGTGGCGACGAGCCACTTCGACGCGTCGGTCGCGTGCTGGAGCCGGAGGTAGCCCTTCGTCGTCGAGATCACGTCGGCGAGGGCGTCCAGCAGCGCGGTCACGTCTGCCCCAGCCGAGTCCAGCAGATCGGCCCGGACCGTCACGGCGAGGTATTGCGTCGCGTTGGACAGCCGGAGCACGCCGTTGCCAGGGTCAGCGTCGGTCGTGGTCGTCGAGAATGCGTACGGGATCGCGACCGCGCCGCGTCCCGCGTCCGCCCGCTCAGCTCGGAAGGCTGCGGTTCCGTCGCCGACCGGGGCGAGGACGAGGGCCGGATCCAGTGAGGCCGTCGCGACGTCCTCGAGGTAGCCGGGGATGAACGTCCCGGCCGCGCCATCCCGGACGAGCGCTTGGCCGTCGAGTATCCCGTCCGCGTCGACGTCGCTCAGCCCGAGCAGGCGACCCGCCGCCGTGAGCACGACCCGGATCACGCCCGCGCCGTCCTGGTAGACCTGCCACGCCGCCGATCGCAGCTTGCGGCCGATCGCCGCGGTGAGCGTGGTACCCGTGTCGTCGGTGCCCTCGACCGTGACGTCGCCACCCGCGATGATCGTCGTCCCGCCCGAGCTCGAGGATCCGCCGCCCGAGCTCGAGGTCGAACCCGTGGACGTGGACAGGCTGCCCGAGAAGCGCGACTGGAGCTCGATCACGGCGGTCGCGAAGTCGCCCGAGTCGTCCTCCTGGGGCGAGATCGCGTAGATCCGGAAGTCCTGCTCGTTGTAGTCGCGGATCCCGGTGCCCGTGTGGACGCGGACCGTATCGCCGACGTCATAGTCGCGGAACGGGATATAGAGCCCAGCTTCGACGTCATCGCCGATCTTGACCCGGAGGCTGATCTTCTCCGCGTCCACCCGCTCCTGGTCGAGCTCGGCCTCTGCCGTGCCCTCGAGCGCGTCTACGTCGTCCAGGTCGGTCGCGAGCCCGCCCTCGCGAACGTAGCCCAGGTCGTTCAGCTCGGCCGTCGCGTAAAGGTGGTCCTTGCCCTCGGCGAGCAGGATCGAGTGCCGGGTCAGCTCGCGGGTCTTGCGGGTCAGCTCCGGGATGATGTTGCCGTCGTCGCCGGCCGTGAACCGGACGACGCCCACGCCGTACGCGTCGCCGGTTCGGTCTGCGCCCAGGGCGTTCACCGCGACGAGCTCGAGGTCGGGCTTCATCTGGACGGTCATGCCGAAGGGCAGGAGGCGAAGGGCCGTGGTCAGGACGCTATCGCGGACGCGCGCGGCGAACTGGACGATCCCGGGGTGTTCGAACGGCGGGTCGCCGTTGCTGTCGGCGGTGTAGGTGTAGACCCCGGTCAGGTCCGGGAGCGGATGCTTCGGCCGGGCGGGGGCCTGGGCCTCGTCGATGATCCTGCGGAGCACGGCGACCGCGGACGCCTCGTCGAGCCGCCACTCGCCATCAACCGGATCGTGCGGGGTCGCCGCGGTCAGCTGGTACTTCCAGGTGAGGCCCAGGGTCACGCTCACCATGTAGAAGTAGTCCTGCCCGCCCTCGCGCGACCAGTCGCCGCCGTAGCTCGCGATGTTCGTGGTGTTCAGGACCCGCGTCACGACCGAGGGGTTCGTGAGGTTGGCGACCAGGGCCCGCTTGACGCCGCCCCCGGTGCCACCGAACCACATCGCGATTTCGGTCCCGGTCCCGTTCTCGCTGATCCCGGTCCCATTCGGGTTGACCTGGGCGTGCCCGTTGTAGGTCACGGTGTAGTCGGTCACGACCGCGCCCGTGGTCTTCGACCGCTTCTCGATCTTGTCGCTCGTGTAGTTCGTGGTCCAGAAGTTCCCGGTGCTCGCCCGGAGGTCTGTCAGGTGAACAGCGGAGCCCAGGTCGAACGTCGCGAGGACGGCGAACGTTGTCGCGCTGATCTTCCGGATCTTCGTGTTCGCGCTCGAGCCCGACAGCCAGGGGGCCTCGAGCGCCCAGAAGATCGTCGCATCCGACGGGTCAGCGGTCAGACCGACGGCGTAGTGATCCGAGCCGGACCAGAGCGGGGCCGACGTGGCCACGAGCGCCCGGTCGCTCTGCCGGATCTTGTAGACCCGCCGCGAGTGCTCGCCGATGACGTAGACGTGATCGGGGTCGCTCGGCAGGAACGCGACTCCGGTTGGGTAGGGGGCCTTGTTCGTGTGCCAGAGCTCTTCGAAGTGGTCCGATACGTCCAGGCCGGTGGTGAACGCCTCATCCCACATCACCGCGCGGTCCAGGTAGGCGAGGAGTCCGCGCCCGCCGACCGTCAGGTCCTCGCCGCCCTCGTTGTCCTTCGCCAGCAGCGTTGCGTCGTCCTTCTCGAGCCAGAACCCGTGGACGTACCCGAGGCCGGCGTAATCGGGCAGGCGGACGAGCACGAGGTTCCCGTCGGCGATGATCGACTCGTCAGCCTCGGCGACGTGCCGGTTCAGGATGAAGCCGCCAGATCCCGGATCGTCGAGCGCCTTTCGGAACGCGCGCTCCGTGTCCACGCGGGCATCGCCGACGAACGAGGCCAGGACCGCCCCGGTCGGATCCGCGGCCGGGAAGACGTCGAAGACGACGCGCATCAGATCGTCAGGGTCAGCTGGAGGCCCGCTCCGGTCGGGTTGATAATCCAGACATTCGACGGGTTGCCGGGGGCGTTCTGGCAGCGGAACGCGAGCTGGTTGTCGCCGGCCACGAACAGGGCCGGGTCGAGGCTGATCCCCGTCTCGGTCGCGGATACCGCTTCGGAATGCGCGAGGACGCCGTTCACGTACAGAGCCAGCGAGTCGTCCTGCTGGAGGTCGAGCGTCGCGGCCGTCGGGACCCCGGGCAGAGTCAGGACGGGAGCCCGGGCGAGCCACGAAAGAGCCCGGAGCGTCGTGCCCGTGAACGCCTCCTGCGGCGTAATGCTCCGAGCTGTCCCGAGGCCCGCCCCGGCCGCGCCGGCGTCGTGGGGTGTGGCCCACGCGGAGTCGTCGAACCCCAGGTCCTCCCAGCCGGCCGGCGTCCCGCCGAGCGCGCCGCCGTTCCAGCTCTCGCGCCAGACGAGCCATGTCGTGTCGGTGATCGCTACGACCTCTGTCGCCGGCTCGGGTTCGAACGTGTCGCCGCGCGTCCAGTACGGGTCGATCGACTCGAGCTCGATATCGAACATCTGGATCAGGTTCGCCTCGATCGGCCCGGGGATGTAGTTCTTGACGCGGGCATGAATCCACGCGTTGCCCCCGGCCTCGTCGAGCCCGAGGTACGGCGGGCGTGCGAGCAGGAGGCCGGGCACCTTGCCCGCCTCGTCCAGGATCGCCATGAGGTCCTGATAGATCAGCAGGTAGCCGGCCGCGGTGCGGGCCCGGATCTGCCCGCGAAGGATCATCTTCAGGGTATCCGCCGTCCGGTTCCCGCTGAGCCGGCCGGGTCGCCTCGCGACCGCGAAGTCCGACCCCCGGACGTCTGGGGCCCCGAGGAACCCGAGGACGAGCTGGAGTCGCAGACCCTCACCGCCGTTCAGCGGGTCCAGGGCCGACAGGAGGTCGACGCCTCGGAACTCGAGCCGCGGATCCGCCACCTACGCCTCCCCGAACGCTTCCAGCCGGCGAAGGGTCGCGAGGACCGACGCCTCGTCCTTCGCCTCGAGGTTCCCCTGGACCGTGAGCTGGTAGACGCGCTGCCCGCCCGACCGCCCCAGGATCGCCGCCGTGTCCTGGGCATTGTGGACCCGGGTGCCGGCCGGGAGCTCCGCCAGCTCGGGCCCCTTCTCGCCGAGCATCGCGAGGCCGCCCGCGAAGAAGGGCGTCCCGCTCTGGAGGTACCGGAGGTTCGGGAGCTGGAGCCCGTTCCAGTCGAAGGGCCCGACGCCGACGAACCCCGCGGGCGTGTCGAGCCCGATCCGGCCGATATGAACCTGGATCGAGTTCACTGCCCCGATCACCGCGTTGACGATGCCGATGAGGAAGTTCATCGCGGTCCGGAACACGGCCCCGATCGCGTCGCCGATGAAGTGGAACACGCCGACCAGCCCATTGAAGGCCGCGCTCAGCCCGTCGACGGTCGCTTTGCCGGCTTGGAGGATCGCGTCCCAGATCACCCCGATCGCTTTGAACGCGGTATCGATCGCCTTCAGGAGGAACCCGGCCGCCGCGCCGAGGATGGGGAAGATCGTCTCGGCGAGCCACCGGATCACCGGGGCCACCGCCTGGATCACGGCCGAGACGACGTCGACCGCGATCTTGATCGCGTTGCCGACCTGCTGGGCGATCGAGCTGATCGTCGGCCAGTTGTCGCGGACCACCGCGACCACGGTGTCCAGGGCGGCGACCAGGATCGGGATCACGTTCTCCGCGATCGCCTGGAACGCGGCCATGATCGGCGGCAGGATCTCGGTCGCGAGCCAGTTGATCGCGTCGCCGATGGCCGGGATCACGGTCGTGCTGAGGAAGTCCATCGCCGAGGCGACGGCCGGCATGATCTCGGTCGCGACCAGCTGGAAGGCTTCGGTGAGGATCGGCAGGACCCCGGTCACGAACGCTTCGAACGCCCCGGCCAGGGCGGGGATGATGTTGTCGGCGATCGCCGAGAAGCCGCGCTGCAGGGCCGGCAGGATCGTCGAGGTGAACGTGCCGAACGCCGAGGCCAGGACCGGGACGACTTGCGTGCCGATCAGCGAGAGGATGCTCTGGACCCGGGGCAGGACGCCGTCGACCAGCGGCCGGATCAGCGACGCGATCCCGCCGAAGACACTGCCGATCGTGGACCCGACCCCGGTGACGCTATCGCCGATCGAGCCGACGCTGCCCTCGACCACGTTCGCCAGACCTTCGAACGCTCCGACCACGGCCGGCAGGACGGCCCGGACGATCGGCAGGAACACGCGCCCGACCGCGTCCATGACCCGGTCCATCAGGACCGGGATGATCTTCATCGTCTCGGCCATCGTGCCCTGTTTGTCGGCCGCCGCGCCAGCTGCCGAGGCCGTGCCCTTCATCTCGAGCGAATAGACCGCGGCCGCCTTCGCCGACGCGCTCAGCGCGCCCGTGCCCTTCCAGAGCCCGAGCCGGAGGGCTTCCTGCTTGATCGCGTTCTGATCGACAACGACGCCGATTCCCTTGAGGCCCTTCGTCGCCCCCTGGGTGCCCTTGACGAGCGCGCTGAACACTTCGTCGAAGGACTTCCCGGTCGTCGCGCTGATATCGGCCGCCCGCTTCATCAGCTCCTGGGTCATGCCGATCGACTTGGACGCGCCGATCCCCATCGTCTGGAACGCCTGGATCGCGGTCGCGCCCAGGTCCTCGAGGTGGTCGTCCGTGACCCGGAGGGCGACCGCGTTCTTGCCGGCCCATTCGATGAATGCGTTCGCGTTCTTGCCGAGCAGCCGACGGATCCGGTCGTCGACCCGTTCCTGCTCCTCGGCCGAGTGCGCGGACGCGATGCCGATCCCGAGGATCGCGCCGCTGATAACGGTGGCCGCTCCGAGGGCGACCTTCGCGAGCCCACCCCAGAGGCTCCCGCCGCCCTTGACGTCTTGTTCGAACCGGCCCTTCTCGAGCTTGAGGGTCGCGAAGAGCTCCCCGACCTGAACGCTCACGGCGTCACGACGGCCGGACCGGCCGGGTGGGCGGCGGGGCGAACATGGCGACGAACGCGCGCTGCGCCGCCTCGGGCGTCTCGATTCGGTTGACGCGCTGCGACGGTGCCACGGCTCCGATCCGGAGCGCGTTGACGGTCGCCGAGTTCGGCGACAGCCCGCGCAGCAGGACCATGAAGCGTCGCCACGTCATCCTCCCGAGTAGGCCCGGTTCGCTCAGGTCGATGCGGTACTCCCGGAGGAAGTCCGACTCGACGAAGGCCCAGCTCTCGACTATCGAGAACCGGCCGCCTTCTGTGCTCGCCGGGCCTGCCGATTTGGGCTCGGCGCGTAGATCGCGATGAGCCGGACGAGGAGGTCCTCGAGCTCGGGCAGGGTGATCCGGGCGATGATCGCCTCGGCCTCTGCCCCGAGGAGCGAATGGGCGAACTTGTGCAGCTCGCCGATCGGGACCTCAGCGCCGTCGCCGGCCTCGGACCGGAGCCGGATCAGATCCAGCGCAATGTCGGCCGGCAGCGCGGGCGGCAGGACGTACGTCACGCCGCCCAGGGTGAGCGTCACGGGCTCGGCGTTGCGCTCCGCCCGTGCCGCGTCGAAGTCGATCGTGGGCATCGGTTCAGCTCACGCGTACTGCGGGAGGCCGGTGACCGTGAGCTTCGCGCCCCAGGCCGCGGGGTCGTTGTGGCCGCCACCCGGCTGGGTGACTTCCGCGGACGCCTGGAAGGTCAGCGTGTTCCCGCCCGGCGACGTGATCCGGAACGTCCCGATCGAGTCGACGCTGATCTGCTTGCCCAGGGCTTCGACCAGGGCCTGCCCCGGGTCGTAGTCGCCCGTGCCGACGTCCTCGAGCTTGTAGCCGGCGAGGGTCCACTCGTCGCCGCGCTCCGCGACGAGGTGCTCCTTGCGGCCGCCCGATTCGAAGTCGGTCGTGTCGGCCTGGGTCGTGGACGGCGAATGCGTCAGCGACTCCATGCCCTTGATTTCGACGTAGTCCCCGCCGCTCGCGGGGTCCAGGATCTCGATGACGAGATCCCGTGCCAGGAACTTCGTGAGCGCCACGGTTCGACCTCCTGCTCAGCTCAGCCCGGCCACCCGGCCCGGACGGTATCCGACATCTCTGCGCCGATCGCATCGGCTCCGCTCTCGATCGCCTCGTCGAGCCACCGCCCCGAGCGGCCGCCCTGGAAGTCCCACTCGGGGTGAGCGCGAAGGATCGGAGCATACGGGGCGGAGTACGTGACGACCACCCCGTCTTCGACGCGCTCGACGCTGCCGCTGCCCTCGAGCTCCCCGCTGAGTCGCGGGACGTTCTGGTTCGCGGCATCGAGTAGGTTCCGAGCTCCGCGCTCCTCAGCGTCGGCCGACGTGCGCTCGATTGCACGCAGCGCGTCCTCGGGATACCAGCGGACCCGCTTGACGTCCAGGGCCACGGCTCAGCCCGCCCAGCTCGCGAGGGCCGCGGCCGCGCGCTTCGCGGATCCGGTCCGGTACGTGTAGACCAGCCCGAGCGCGGCCTCGCGCTGCGCCTCGAGCTCGGGCCCGCCCGCGAACGCGGCGGCGACCGCGGCCGCCAGCTGGGGTCGTCGGTGGACCTGGACCCCGACGTGGGCCGCGCCGCAGAAGTGCGGGCCGGCAGTGATCGGGCATCCGGCAGACCGCTGGAACCGGAGCCCGTGATCGACGGCGAGCCGGTAGGTCGGCGGGTTCAGGACGACCACGTTCCGGCCCGTCGCGGCGAACGCGAATCCCGCGCTCGTGTTGTCGAACATCAGGACGTCCGCGCGCCGGCTGACCTCGGCGAAGGAGGCGACCGGTTCGATGCCGACCTTGCGGTACCAGGGCACGAGGTCGGCGAACGCTCGAGGGTGCCCGGTCCCGATGATCGCGAAGTCGCCCGACCCGACGAGGTCGCGCAGATCATTCCGGATCCACGGGAACGCCCAGCGCGTCTCCTCGCAGACGTTCATGTCCCCGTGGAACGTCACGGCGAGGGTGAGCGGTCCGCCCGGCTCGCGTCGCGGCAGGGCCTCGGCGGCCGGCGACCCGATCACGGCGACCTCCGCCCTGGGGTAGCGGGCCCGATCCCGCGCGGCGGCCTGCTCGTTCGGGTGCAGGAACAGCCCGTACGCGTCCCGGCTCGCGCCGCCCGCGTAGCTCGAGGACTCGCCCGACAGTCGCTGCCCGCCGTAGCTCTGGCCGGCCCCGTGCTCCATGAGGGCGATCCGGGTGTAGCCCTTCGCGGCGACCGCGCGCCGCTCGCCGACGGCCGCGACGAGCACGGGCCCGGGGGCGAGCTCGAGCGGGACGGCCCGGATCTTCGCCTTCAGGCCCAGGGCGGCGAGGGCGTCGAGCTCGCGCTGCCCGGCGACCATGTAGAGCCCGCGCCGCCGCGCCGGCAGGGCGGCGAAGATCGGGGCAGTGTGCTCGACGTAGTGGGGCCAGGACGCGTAGACGTTCACGCGGTTCACGAGCCCGACTCCGTCGGGACGTAGTCGGGGTTCAGCCGGAGGACGACCACGATCCCGACCGCCCGGACGTCCACCGAGCGGACCACGTCGAAGCGGACCGCCTCGATGTACGCGTCCCACCACATCGGGTTGCGGCGGTGCGTGTCGACCGCGGCGTGGGCCTCGTCGACCCAGGCTGCCAGGGCGAGCGACACGTCGCGGTCGCGGGTGAGGACGCGCGCCTCGCCCTTCGCCGCGACGGTGTACGCGAGCCGGACGCGGAGGTCCGCCTCCGGCCATCGGCCCCGGTCCTCCTCGAGCTTCTGGGGGAGCCCGACGTCCGGCCACGCGTACAGGCGGGCGGCCACGTACTTCGCGGGGATCGCGCAGCTCTCGTCGGCGACCGTGCCCGAGGGCATCGGCATCACCGCGCGGAGTGCGTCCACCGCGGCGATCGTCCGCGGGGCCGTCATCGGTCAGTGATCCGGTGCGTCGCGCCCGTGCCGAGCTGGACCGTCCGGAGCCCACGGTGCGGGTTCAGCTTGCGGGCGATTGCCTCGCGCTGCGCCTCGACGGGGACGGATCGGCTGGACGAGTGGCCCTCGGTGGACTCCTGGGCGAACGGGCTCGCGGTGAGCGTCAGCCGGCAGAGCTCGAGGATCGCGCGGCGGACCGACTGGAGGTCCGTCGGCGTGGAGGTGACTTCGACCTTCGGACCCTGCCAGCTGCCGCCGATCCGCTCGAGGCGGGCGGGCCCGGTCAGGGCGTACTGGTCGGGGGTGAGGGTGACGCCGCCGTCGACCACGGCGAACTCCTCGCCGGATCCGCCCGCGGTCGGGCTGGTCGGGCGGCGGAGCAGGAGCGGGTCGGCGTAGCCGGCCTGGACCCAGATCGTCTGGGTGCGCTCGCCCGTGAGGGGCCCGATCCCGACGACCGCGTCGGTCGCGAGCCAGTCCTCCTCGCGGTCGATCACGCCCTGGAGCGCCTCGGCCTCGAGGCCGGGCGAGATCAGGGCTTCGACTTCCGCGACGTCGACGATGCTCATCGTTCGGCGAGCCGGCGAGGGGTGGAACCCGAGGAGGTCAGACCACCCCTCGCCCGCTCAGCTCCTCTCGTCTGCCGGGCCTACGGCCGGCTGGCGGTGAGGATCGCCAGGGCCTCGGGGCGGAGGACCTTGACGCCGTACAGGTGGAGGCCCTTGACCGCGTCGGCGAAGCGCCGCTCGGGTCGGAAGGCTTCGACCTTGTTGATCTGCTCGGCGTACGACGTGGCGATCGCGTGGCCGGTCACGATCGCGTAGTCGGACGTGTTCACGAGGCCGTTGTTCGACCGGATCACGCGGAACCCGGCCGCCTCGCCGACCTGCCCGTTCGCGAGGGTGGACGCGGCCGAAGCTGCGCCCGACGCCACGAACCGGTCGTCCTTGAGGAGCAGGCCGTAGTACCACGGCGGGACGATCGCGAAGCGGCCGTCGGCCGGGACGTCGCGCTCGTCCAGGTCCGTCGAACAATCGACGAGCTGGTCGTACGCCTCGGTCTCGGAGGTCACGACGGGGGTGCCGTCCGTCGCCATCGCGACCGCGACGGCGTGGTCGGCCTTCTTCGCCATCTTGTAGGCGGCGTTCTGGGTCGCCCCGTCCATGAGCGGGACCGACGCCTGCCGCTTGTCCACGTCGTCGACCTGGAAGTTGAAGTAGTCGGCCGAGTCGATGACCAGCGAGGTCATGTCATCGTCCAGGTCCTCGGGCGCGTCGATGTCCGAGTTCTTCGTGTATTCCTTGACGGTGATGTCGCTGATCGCGCCGATCCGGACGGTGTCGCCCTTCTCGGCAATCTCGCCCTCGTAGTCGCGATTGACGACGCCGCCCTGCGCGAAGACGAGGGCCGTCTCCAGGTGCGCGAGAAGGCGGGCGGTCCAGACCTCGGCGATGAAGCCGTCGACTGACACGGTGGGGGTCCTCCAGGGTCACGGGCTCCGGAACCTTCGGTCGGTTCCTCCGCTCACTTCCTCGCCGTGCGAGGCGGCCGCCTGGGCCGGGACGGGGTGCCCCCTGGGGCTGCGAGTCCGACCGGCCTGCCGCTCGAGCTCGCCCGCGGTTTCGTTTCGGCCGCGACTATATCACCGGGCAATCGCCCGTCAACGGTGCGGACGCGCCGCGAGCTCGAGGAACGCCGCCCGCAGCGCGGCCTGCCGCTCGGCCATTGCGCCCCGATCCGTGAGCCGGACCACCCCCGGGACGATCCGATCGCCGAACGCCGACGCGTAGTCGGTGAACTTGTGCAGACCGCCGATCACGTCGCCGTGAGGCTCGAGGACGTGCGGGACGCCCAGGGCGTCGGCCGCGATCAGGGCGTGGAGGCTGGACGTATGGAGGACGCCCGCGGTCGCGAGCCGCGCCAGGAACAGGGTCGGCCGGCTCCGGACGTCCAGGAACCGGGCCTCGGGGTGACGGTCGACCATCGCGTGATCGACGTAGTGCGGAGCGATGGCCATCGGCGCGTCGGGCTTGCGCGGTCGGACGCCGCCGATCAGGTCGGGGACGAGGATGCCGGGGTCGCCCAGGACGGTCGCCGTCCGCGATAGCCCGAGCGCGTCCCGCGTGAGCGCGCCGCGAACGGCGAGTACTCGAGCGGCCGGGATCGAGCGGCGGCCGACGGGCCGGATGAACCCGGTCCCCAGGATGGTCCCGGCCCACGCGTTCGGCATCTTCGTCAGGACGCTCCCGACCGTGACGAGCTCGGCGGCCCGCGGCGACGCCCACTCCGCCTCGATGCCGAAGTGCCGGAGGAGGACCGGGCCGAGCTGATCCCCGAAGTTCCGGCCCAGGCCGCACGTATGGCACCAGTACGTGAGGACCCGCGGCCGGCTCACCGCCGCCCCATCCCGGGCCCCGGCTCCCAGCGGTCCGCGACGAACACTTCGCCCCGCTCGATGCCGCGGCCCTCGAGCCCGTACCGTCGGGCGATCTTGTCGGTCCGCCCGTCGTGCCGGCCGTAGGGCCACGCGAGCCGGCGAGGTCGGACGCCGAGGAGGTCGGCGAGGTCGTTCTGGGCCCGGGTCAGCTCCCAGACCATCGCGGCGGGCGGGATCCGGTCCATCAGCGGGTGACTGTAGGTGTGATTGCCGATCGTATGACCGCGCCCGTGGAGCTCCCGGACGAGCGCGGCGGACGCCTGCCCGCGGAGTCCGATCCACCCCGTCACCACGAAGAACACGCCGCGCAGATCCCGGAGCTCGAGGGCGTCGGCCGCGGTCCCGATGTCCGCGTACCCGTCGTCGAAGTGGAACTCGTCGAACCGTCGGGCCGCGCGGGCCAGCTCGGCGGGGAAGTCTTCGGTGAGCCGGTGCCAGAGGGCGACCGGCTTCACTCGAGGACGCGCCAGTCGACGCCCGGGAACAGGCGGCGGATCCGCTCGGTCAGCTCCCCGTCGGCCTGCCGGTGGCCGCTGATCGTGTCGGCGTGCCGGGACCAGAGCCATGCCGGTTGCGTGTCCACGGTGACGATCGGGGCGGTCCGCTTGACGTCGCGGTGCCCGTAGTCGTAGACGCCCAGGGCGTCGCCCGGCATGGTCGCGAGGGTATGCATCGCGTTCTCATCGTGGACGACCCGGACCGCTCGGCCCTGCCAGACGCGGTAGCCGACGGGCTGCATGAGGATCGTCCGCCGCATAACGGCCCGTGCCGCGCGGACCGTCCGGGCGAGCGCGTCCGGAGTGAGGCCATCATCGTCGTCGAGCCGAGTTTGGAGGGTCAGCTCCGACCGGTCGCCGATCGCCTCAGCCCAGGGGGCCCGGTAGGCGGTCGCCGCGATCTTCTGGACGGTGGTCGTCTCGCGGGCCTTGTCCCAGGGGGCCTGCGCGACCGTGCCCGGCCGCCAGAGCAGGACCACGAGCCGAGGGGCGGCGGCGGCGAATACCGCGCGCCGCTCCTCGAGCATCGGGTCGCGTTCGTCCAGGAGCACGATCCAGGTCCAGTCGCGGTGCGACTGGCCGGCCATGAGGCGAGCTGTCACGGCTTCGGTGATCCGGAGCCGTCGCGCGTTCGCCTCGGGGGTCCAGTCGGGACCGTACGCCGAGCGCGTCAGGACGAAGTGACGCACCGCGTCGGCCCGATCAGGACGGCTTCGCGAGGACCTTCTGGACCTCGTCCCAGCGGCGGTTGATTTCCGCCGCGGGCATCTTCCGGACCTCCTCGATCGTGAGCGGCTTGCCGCCACCGCGAGATCCGCCATCGGCCGAGCCCGCCCCGCCGCCGCCCCCGGACGTGGCCGCGAACTGCGGGTGATCCTTCAGGAGCTTGGCGACCAGGGCGGCCACGTTCTTCGGCTCGCCGTCATCGTCGTATTCGACGTCGGCCCGGTCGATCAGCCTGGGGATCAGGGCGAGGGATCCGGCCGGGACGCCCGCCGCGGCCGCGGCCTCGCGGATCGCTGCCGAGGTCAGCCGTTCGGTCGCCGCCGTCTCGCGGGCCGCCGCCTTCTCCTCGCGTTCCTTGACCTCGGCGGCCTTCTTCTCGTCGGCCGTGAGCTGGGCGTCCTTGAGCGTCTTCAGCTCGGTCCGGGCGGCCGCCGCCTCGCGGTTCGCCTTCGCCGTGGCCGCGTCGATGTCGGCCTGGGTGAACGTCTTCCCAGCGTCGCCGGCCGCGCCCACTCCGCCAGCTGCGCCCGCTCCGGCCCCGGCATCGCCGGCCGCGCCGGTCCCGGATCCGCCAGCTGCGCCACCGGCCGCGCCACCCGCGGCCCCGGAGCCGGCCCCAGCGCCAGAGCCCGCCCCGGCTCCGGCATCGCCGCCAGCTGCGCCACCGGCCGCGCCGCCCGCGCCCTCGCCCTCGGGCGGTGTCAGATAGAGCGGGCCGAGCCCGCGCCCGTGCAGTCGCATTCCGCGTTCCTCCTCGAGCGTCAGGCCGGGACGGGAACTCCTGCCCCGTTCGCCGGCCCCGCGCCGCCGCCCATGATGCCCGGTTCCGGGCCGCCCGTACCACTCGAGTTCGCGGCGGCCAGGGCCGAGGTCGCCTTCGCCGCGGCCTCGGCCTCAGCCTTCTGGGTCTTCTCGAGCTCGGCGGTCCAGTCGGCGATCTCCTGGGGGGTCGCCGGGATGCGGGCCCAGATCGCGGGGATCGGGACCTTGAGGGCCATGAGCTTCGACAGGGCGTCGTAGTGCGCCGACTCGGGCTTCGTCTCGGGATCGCGGGGCACGATCTCGGCGTCGGTGATCGCCGCCCAGCGGAGGTACTTCTCCTTGCGCGCCGCGGCGAGTCCGGGCTGCGACGCCTTCACCCGGAACGAGAACCGGATCGCGTCCTCGGTCGGATCGCCGAAGTCGACCATCCGCTCGCGGGCCTTCTCCGACAGGCCGCGCTCGGCGGCGGTCAGGGACTCGCCCGACGGGAACGTGCCCTGGCTCCCCAGGAGGTAGTGGACCGGGAGGCGGGTGATCGTCGCGAGGGCTTGCACCAGGGCCTCGTGGACGCCGATGTACCCCGTCAGCTCCGACTGGTCGAACTCGCCGAACTTCGTCTCGTTCGTGCTGCCGTCCGCGGGCGGCGGGGCGGTGATCAGCTTGTCGATCGCGACGTCCCAGGGTTCCTTCGTCTTGCCCGTGGACTCGTCTACCTCGAGGGTCACGTTCGTCGCGTACTTCTGCCGGAACGCCCCGTACAGGCCGGCGAGCATGACGTTCGCCACGTTCACGTTGATCGCGTCTTGGATCGGAATCAGCTGGGCGATCTCCGACTCGCCGACGCCGTGCAGGTCCGGGCGGTTCGGCAGAGCGAACACGGGCACGGTCGCGAACGGGTTCGGCAGGGGCCACTCCTCATCGGGGACCGTGCGCTTCTCCCAGGTGCCGGCGAGCGCGGCGGTCATCGTCTGAGGCTTGCCGGCCCCGCCGCCCTTCCCGAACCCCTCCGGCAGATCGCCGAGCTTCGGCGTCTCGATCGAGCCGGCCGCGGACTGGAACTTGTAGATCGCGTCCGGCAGGTACAGGGTCGCGAACGTCCGGCCCTCGTCTTCCCACCGCTTCAGCGCCGCACGGCGGATCCGACGGTCCGCGGGATCAGTCGCGACGATGACCTCCGAGCCGTCCTCGACCGTGATCTTCGGCTCGCCGCTCGAGTCCGGCCAGACGATCAGGCCGAACTCGCCCTTCGTCAGTCCGACGCGGAGCCCGCGCTTGTAGCCCGCGTCCAGGTTCGACGCTTGCCAGACCTCCCAGGCGGCCGCCGCGGCGGCATCATCCTTCGCGAACCGGAACCCGTTCACCCCGAGCCGCTCGTTCACGGCGTCCACCACGACGCCGCAGTAGTTCACGAACAGCGGGATGTTGCGGAGCCCGAACGCGTCCATGACCTGCCGGATCTTGTACGTCTTCCGGTGCCGGCCGTGGTAGTAATCGTCGGCCAGGGCCATCTCGGTCTGCCGCCCGTCCAGCCTCGCGATCAGCCGGCCGAGCCACCAGTACGGGCTGAGGGCCACCGCCCCCTGGATCTGGACCGCGTCAGCCACGGATGCCCCGCCGTCGGAACCCGCGCTGCAGGTGACGGCGGGACGGGCCGCACTTCGCGACGGTGGGCTTCGCCTTCGACGCTGCGACGAGGCGGGCGATCAGCTCGCCCCGGTTGCCACCGGTCGGAAGGCCGAGGCCGGCGAGCGCGGCCCGTAGGCCGGGGACGTTGATGTCCGCATACGCGGCGGGATCACCCTCAGCCATATTTCGCCCTCCTGAGTCGGCGACGACCGGACGCCGGCGCAGAGCCTACTCGATCCCGTGCCGGCTTTGAAGCGCGAGGCGGCGGGTCCGCCCCGGGGTCGGGCCGGGGCGTGACCGCCTGGGGGATGGCGAATCGTTCGGGCCCGGCCTCGCCGACCACGGCCCAGCGTGCGCGGAAGATCCGCCGCGATCGCGCGAGCTCGAGGCGGCGGCGGGCCCAGCCGAGCGCGGCGTAGACCACGACGCCGACGAGCGCGCCGGCCACGAACGGGACGACCTCGGGGATCACGGGATCACGAACTCGGCGTCGCGCGGATCTGGTGCCGGCGAGGACGTGACGCGGAAGGCCCAGTCCACGATCGCCGCGTAGACGTAGACGCCGACCACGAACGCGCCGATCGGGGCGAGGATCCGGACGATCACCGGAACGAGCCGAACCCGCCCGACGGGGCGGCCGGGGGCCGCGGGGCCGTCATGGCCCGGTGAACGGCGACGATCACCGCGGTCGCTCCGACGATCTCCTTGCCGGCTCGAGCGGCGAGGGCCCAGCCGGTCGTCGTCTCGCGGGCGACCACGTCGCCGACCTGGATCGCGAGCGCGGGATCGGCCTCGTGGATCAGCAGGCCCTTCGTCGCGAGGCCGAGCAGCGTCTCGGCGGCGGGGGCCAGACGCTCGGGCGAGGTCGGGATATCGACCATTGCCGCGCCGGTCGCCCGGAGCCGCTGGGCCGACCCTTCGAAGAAGGCCCCCGTGTACGCGATCTCCGGGCCGGCCGCGGGCAGCAGCTTCTCGGGAGCTCCGGGGCGGAGCCGCTTCGGTACCAGGACGCGGGCCGGGTGCGACTTCCGCAGGCCCTCGAGCTCGGCCTCGAGCTCGGCGACGCCCAGGTATTCCCCGAACGGGAGCGGCGTCTCCGGGTGCCGGCTGAGCCTCACCGCGACGTGGTCCCCCTGCCGCTGCGCGGCGGCGATCGCCGCGGTCCGGTGATTGTGGGCCACGAGGACCGCGACGTACACCGGCTGCTTGGGGTCCAGGGTGACGACGCCCTCGGTCGCGTCCCAGACCGGAGGGGGCATCCATCGCGTCTCGTTGTCGGGCCACCGGTTCAGGTTGTACCGGACGTACTCCGACCGCGGGACCGTGACGTCCCGGAACGAGGCCTCGATATTCTCGATCGGCAGGCTGCCGCCCGCGGCCGGGTTCCCCTCGAGCTCGGCCTGGAGTCGCTGCGCGGGGTCCTCGAGGTCCCACCGCTCATCGGCCTCCCACCAGAGGAACAGGAATCCCGGGTCCTCGACCTCGCCCTTCGCGACCGCGACGCCGTGGTCGTAGAGCTCGCCCAGGAGCGAATCGTGATCCGCGCCCGCGGTCGTGAGGCCGGCCTGGATGCCGCCGTGCAGGAACACGCCCGGGGGCAGGCCCAGCTCGGGCGGGGTTCGCCGGATCACCTTGCGCTTCCGGAGCGACTTGCCCTGGACCGTGTAGACGCGGCGGGCCCGCTCCGACTCCCACTCGTGGACCTCGTCGCCCAGGTGCGCGGTCGGTTTGCCGCCGTCCGACGTGCCGCCGACGGCCGCGATCCGCTCGATCCGGCCCACCCCGTCGGGCAGCAGGATCCGGTCCTCGAGGATCTGATCGCCCTCGCGGAAGTACGGGGCGAGCGGGCCCGGGCGGCCGTTGTCGGGATCCCCGACGATGCTCAGCTTCGCCGCGTTGAAGAGCTCGACCGACTGATCGTAGGAGGCCGCGCTGAGGATCACCCGCGGCGACCGGATCGGGGCGATCGGCCCGACCAGCTCGGTCACGCCGAACTCGCCGAACGCCTCGGTCTTGATGTTGCCCTTGCCCATGCCGATCAGCGCGCGGTCGTGCGCGAGCTTGCCGGTCAGCGGGTCGTACTCGAGGAGGCGGGCGAAGACGTACCACCAGAACAGGGCCAGCCGGATCCGCATCCCGAGGACGTCGCCCTCGCCGTGGACGAGGTACTTCTCGATCCACCGGCAGACCAGCCGGCCGGCCGTCGGCCAGGGCGACCCGTCAGGCTGGACGGGCTGAGGGCTTGCCCACCGGGGCGGTCGGAACTCGCCCGGCTCCCCCGTCCATCGCGAGGAGTCGAGGGTCGGGCGGTCCCCCGTCGTCGGAGTCGTCGGGTTCCTCGTCGCGCTCGAGGTCATCGTTCAGGTCCGCGAGCGATCGGGCGGCCTCGCCGAGCGTGACGCCCAGACCGAGCCACGCGCGAGGGCTGAGCCCGAACCGATCCTCGAGCTGCCGGATCTCGGCGTCGAGCCCGCTGATCGCGTCCCAGAGCGGCGACCGCCTGGGCTGCCCCATCGAACCCTTCACGATCCGCTCCTTGCGAAGCGATCGGTAGCATCGCTCGCGCTCGTCGCGGAGCTGCCAGAGCCGGGTGAGCTGGGGCAGGTGGACGTCCTGGACGATGCGCGCGATCGGGCTGCGCCAGTACGACCGCCAGCTGTCCCGGCTCGCGCCGAGCAGACCTCGCGGCGGGGGCGGCGGATCCGAGGCGAGGCCGGCGACCCCGCCCGTCAGGACCGAGAGTCCCGACTCCAGCCGCTCCCGGCTCGTCGACCGTGCGTGACGGGGCATCCGTTCCTCCTACAGCTCCGGCACGATCGGCACGGTTCGCTGCATCCACTGAGTCTCGCGTAGCCGGTAGGCCCGGACCGCGGCGGCGGGGTCGCGCCCCTCGAGCTCGGCGAGCGCGCGCTCCTGGGCGAGGTCGATCCGCAGCTCGTCCTCCCAGAAGCTCACGGCTCGCCCGTGCTGGAGGGCAGGGTAGACCGGCAGGATCGGCTCGCTCGGGGTGGCCGGCTTCGCTCGAGCTCGAGCGCGGGCCCGCTCCGCCGTCCGGTCCTGCCCGGTCCGATCGCGCTTCGCGAGCCGGGCGCGTTCGCGTTCGACGTACTCCGGGTGACGCCGCCGCCACGCCCGGAAGTAGCCGGGGTCCTTCGGCTTGCCGCCCACCCGATTCCCCCAGGTCCGAAAATCCGACTCTGCGATCGTACCGTCGAGACAAGCGGCGGACGTACTCGGGGGCAACTCTCGGCGAGCCAAGGGCATACCCCACCCCACCCTCGACGATGCGCGTTCGTGACGCTCTCGCGCGACCGTTCACGCGATCGACTTGCCCTTCGCCGTGTTGCACGAGCGGCAGAGGACGCCCACGTTGCGCGGATCGAACGGCTCGCCCCCTGCCCCCAGGGGGACACGATGATCCGCTGCCAGGTGACGGGACGGGTGCTCTGGGCGGTGCCACCCTGGGCACGTCCACCCGTGACGCGCTACCCATTGCTGAACCGTCCGCGCTGCGAGCTTGCGCCAGCGGGGGTCCCGGTATATCGGGTTGGGTGGGGTACGGGCGAACCCCCCGAAGCTGCCCGCGTGCGTGGGGCAGTACGACCCCGGGCCAGTGAACGGGGCCGAACACGCCTTGCATACGCGGACCCTGGGCATCCGTCTCGATCACCCCCTGGGGGGCTCAGACCGGGCGAAGCTTGCGCGGGGCCTCGGACGTAGGGGGTAGCTCGAGCTGGGGCTTCTTCGGGTCCAGCTCGGCCCGCATCTTGTCGCGGATCTTCGGGACCATGCCCACCAGGGCGAGCCACTCGGAGTCGGTGATATCGCCGGGGACCAGGACTGTCGCCGGCCGACCCGTGGGGAGAGTGATCTCGATCGGGACCATTCGAACGCGGGCCTCTGCCGCGGCATCGCGCTTCGCCCGCTCACGCTCGCCGGCCGATACGCGGGTCACCGGAGGGCCTTCGGCATCGGCACGCCGATCCGCTGGACCTCGCGACGAGCTCGAGCTCGAGCCTTGCGACCGCGACGCGTGAGGGCCTGCCCGGCCTTCGGCGCGTCCTCGCCGACCCAGCGCGCGACCATGCCGATCGCGTGGCGGAACCCGCGCGGCCCCTCCGGATGCGGCCATTCGGGACCGCCCTTGCCCTTCGCCATCCTCGCCCTCCTCGTGAGCTGATCGCCCCGGGGCGGAGTATGCCACGCGGCCTCAGCCGGACATGACGAGGCCCGGGCAGCTCCGCCGCCCGGGCCCGTCACCGGGAACGAGTCCAGCTCAGCCCTCGTCGCTGGACGCGTCCTCGGTTGCCGGCTTCTCGGCCGCGTCTTCGACGGCGTCCTCGACGACGTCGGCGGCGTCCGCCTCGGCCTCGGCGGTCGATTCGACCTCGGGCGCGGCGGGGGTCTCCTGCTCGGTCACGGTGCTGCCTCCTCGGGCTTGCCCGCCGTTAGTCGGCGGATGCCCGGACGGTACCACGGCGGCCGCGCCGCTGAGGCCCTGGGCGGCGAACCCGACCATCCACCGGACGCCCTCGCCGACGTCGAATCGCGCGACGTCGCGGAGCTCCCAGACGCCCGGGACGTGCTCAGCCACCCAGGTGCTCGCGAACTCGAGGACCGAATCGACGGCCGGCCAGTCCAGCTCGGCCCGAACCTCGAGGTCCAGCCGACGAGCCCGGTCAGTCACGGTTCGCGAGCTCGAGGAGGACATCGGCATGGCAGGGCACGCCGAGCGCGCACCAGCAGACGAGGTCACGCCCGCGGAGCGGTTCCAGCCAGTCCCATCCGCGCCTCGAGTCCTGGGCGTAGATCCGGAACAGGCGGACCGCTTCGACACGGGTGTACGGGCCCCAGGGCTTCGGGCGGAACGGGTTGCCCCAGCGTCCAGGCCGGCCGACGTAGACCGCGCCCTCGGGGATCCGGTAGCCGCGACGTCGCGATCGCTGGAGGCGGGCCGGGGCGACGTCCAGGAGCCCGGTCATAGCGCGGGGCCCTTGCCGGCGAGCAGTTCGGTCAGCTCACCCGACGCGGCGAGGATGCGGGCGAGGTCGTGCGCGTCGGACGTCCTCGGGTCCAGGACGACGCCGTCGGATCGGGTCCGGACGGCGAAGCGTTCCGCGTGGGCGACGTCGAGCGGTTGCCCGTTCGCGTAGATCAGCCGCGACGTCCCGCCGTGGTACGGGACGCACGCCCCAGGTCGCGCGCCACGAGGCCGGTCGTGCCACTACCGGCGAACGGGTCCAGGACGACCGCGGGGGTCAGGTCCTCGGGCGGGCGGACCGGTTCCTCGGGCTCACGCAACCAGCCGCGGCCCCGCCAGAGCTCGAGGAGGTCGGGCGGGATGGCCCGCGCCCCCGACCGATCGACCCGGGTGTAGTGGTCGAACGCTGGGCCGGCCTCGGCCGCCATCTCGTCGCGATGCTCCGACGCCCGGAGCTGCCGCGCGTACGCCCGCTGCTGCCACCGGTAGATCGGCCGCGTGCCCTCGCCCTCGGTGCGACGCCGCCCGAGGCCCTTGCGCCCGGTCCTCAGCGTCTCGGAATGGTCGGACCCGCCCGGGCCCACCGGGGTCCGGATCACGTCCCACTCGCCCGGCTCGCGCCCGTGCGAACACGACGGCTGCCACCCCAGCGTCCGGACGTCGGCCGGCCGGCCCAGGCCGCCGTACTGCCGATCATCGGGATCGCTCAGCGGTCGCCGGCCCGCGGCCGCGCCGGCGAGGCCGTAGCGCGCCGGGTTGCCGTCGCGTCGGCGATCCGGCCAGCTGGACTCGCCGCGCTCGAGGATTCGCGTCCAGGGTGCCCCGCAATCGGGGCAGCAGCCGCGCTCCGACGTGCCGGCCTTCACGCACGGCTCGACGAGCCGCGGGGGGTACGTCGCGAAGTGCGCGCCGGGGTACGGCTTCGCCGGGATCGTCCAGACGCTCCGGAGGTTCCGCCCCTGCCCGTTCCGGCCCTCGGTCGTGTAGAGCCCGCCGTTCGCCTCGCGCAGACCGCCCGAGGGCTCGAGGCTTCGGACCTCGAGGACGCGCCGCGGGTGATCCGTGCCGGCATCGGCCTCGCGGACCGCCCATGCGTCGTAGTAATACCGCTCCGACTTCGCGAGCAGGAACACGTACTCGTGGGCCTTCGTCGGCCGATCGGTGATCGACTCGGGCATCGGGTTCGGCTTCGCCCAGACGATGTCGCTCAGGAGGTACCAGCCGTCCGCCTGGAGCGCGAACGCGACGCGCCAGGGGATCCCGACGAGATCCTTCCGCTTCAGCCCGTCCTCCATCGCCCAGGTCCCGGGCTGCCCGGCCGCCGAGCCGCGGTTCGCCTTGCCGTTCGTGGCCGCGCCCCGGCCGGTCCCGTTGTACGTGTCGCCCAGGTTCAGCCATACGGTCCCCTCGGGTCTGAGGACGCGGCGGACCTCGCGGAAGATCGCGACCAGGTCATCGACGTACGCCTGGGGCGTCGCCTCGAGCCCGAGCTGGGCGTCGACGCGGGTCGCGCCGCACGTCCCGCACCGGAGGTTGCCGGGGTCGCCCGGGCGGACCGGGGACACGACCGCCTCCATGACGTCGGCCGGCGTGTACGTTCGACGTCGCGGCAGGGCGTGGTCGCAGCTCGGATCGTCGCCACCGGCCCAGGTCCCGGTGCCGTAGTCGCGCAATCCCCAGTAGGGCGGCGAGGTCACGACGCAGTGGACCGACTCGGCGGGGAGCTCCGCGAGGATCGCGCGACAGTCGCCGCCGTAGACGGTGAGCCCGTCGCCGACGTGGATCGGGTCGGTCACGTCACCCGCCCCGGAGGGCCGCGCGGACTCGCTCGAGGATGCCCAGGACGACGGACGTCTCGCACTCCGGGTCGCCGCACGAGCATCGGCCGAGGCCGTCGTCGCTCGAGTGCGCGGGCCCTTCGAACAGGTGGAACGCCTCGATGTCGGCCAGATCCGGATCCGCGAGCGCGGCGAGGGCCGCGGCGACGCGGGTGCCGGCGACGTGCGGGGTGGTCGTGGCCGCGACCGCGTCGTCGGTCATGCATCGCCCGCAGAGGCCGGCCATGTACGCGGGCCGCTGCCGGCAGCGCGAGCAGGTCGGACGGTCGCCACGCGGGAACAGGGTGTCGCGGGCCTCGGACTCGGCGGTCACCCGAGGATCCCCCGGGCCACGAACCCGACCACGACGCCGACCAGGAAGATCGCGATCGTCGCGAGGCATCCGATCAGCCGCGTGTCCAGCTCGGGCGTCGATCGACGCCGCGTCACGCCTCGGCCCCCTTCCGCTTCGTCGCGTACCGGTTCTCCCGGCCGTACCGCTCGACCTCGGCCGGGTCCAGCCACCAGTCCCGGCCATGCTTCTGGGCCGCGAGCGCGCCCCGGGCGATCGCGTCGCGGACGTTCGACCCGGACGTCCCGAGCTTCACCGCGGCCTCGTTGACGGTCATGCTGCCCTCCTCGATGCCCGCCGCTCGGCGGGGCTCACGACGGCCCGCGCCGCGTGGATCGCGTAGACCGACGTCGCGCGCCAGTAGGCCGCCATCGGGCCCTTGCGTCGCCGCCAGGACGCCTCGGCCTTCGCGTCGGCGTCCCGGCTCAGCTCGCGCAGCAGCTCGGCGAGCGGTGCGCGGACCTCGAGGGGGAGCGCGCGGATCGCCGCGACCGATGGCAGGGCCAGGAGCGGGTTCCGGACCTCTGGGGCCGCTTGCCGGTCGCTCATCGGTCGCCGTCCTGGGCTCGAGCGATCAGCGGGTCGGGGTCGTAGCCCGAGGCCGGAGCCTCGGTCGCCCAGGTCGCGTCGCGGATGCCCCGGAGGGCGTCGACCGCGAAGTCGCCGAGCCAGCCGGCTTGCGTGCCCTCGAGCTCGCCCAGGTGGAACGCCGCGAATCGTCGGGCGGCCTCGCCGAGCGGCGTGCCGCGGACGAGCCGCTCGGTCGCGTGGATCGCCTCGGCGACCTCGGCCGAGGCGGCGAGCCATCGGTCGATCGCGTCGGTCAGCGTCTCGGCGAGCATCTCCTCGGCCGGGCTGAGGCCGGCCGGCATGGGGTCGGGGTTCTGGTACAGGTCGCAGTGGGGCCCGCAGCGGCGGCCCGGTCGGGCCGGGTCCGACTCGTCGGGCGTGTCGGAGTGCTGCCGGTGCGTCTCGAGCTCGGCCATCGGATCTCCTTCGGCCGCGTGCGCCGCGGTCCAGTGGCGGGCCGGCCCGTAGCCGTCCCGGTTGCGGACGATCTCGCCGCATCGGGGGCACTCGGCCCAGTTCCACTTCCCGTCCGGCCCCTGGACGGCCCGGTGGTACGGGACGCCGACCGCCGCGCTCATCGGGCCGGCAGCGCGTCGATCGCGCTGAGGATCACGGGGAGGAACGCGTAGGCGACGACCGCGACGACCGCGATCAGCGCGCCCACCACGACCAGGGTGCTCAGGACGCCGGCATTCATAGGATCGCCTCCGCGAGTGTGTGGAACCAGGACTCGTCATCGGGGTCGTACGCGACGGTGAGGCCGCACGCGCAGCGGGTGACGTCGGCGAAGGTGCCGCGGGGGTAGCCGCAGACGCCGAGCTGTCGGATCGCCTCGGCCCGGTGGACGTCGCAGAGGGCGGCGGGGCCAGTGGCCGGCTGATCGCACGCCCGGCACCAGACCTCGGCGAGCTCCGCGTGCGCGGTCAGCTCGGCGTCGGTCGGGGGCATCTCCGGGTGAAGGGGGAACGTCGGGCCGCTCACCGGGTCACCGCGCCTTCGCGGATCGCCCAGCGGATCAGACCGGGGAGCTGCTTCTCGACCTCGGCGTCGTCCCAGCCGCCGAAGACGAGGTCGCCGAAGTGTCGGCCGACCCGGGAGTTCGTGAAGTCGAACAGCTCCTCGATCGCCCAGCCGCGGGCGTTCGCCTCGCGGAGCAGGAACGCGTCGCCGCGGACGACCGCCGCGTGGGGCTGCCGGCCGCGCTCGCCGAGGTAGCCGTGCCCGGACCATGCCGGGTTGTCGAGCCCGAGCTCGATGTCGCTGGAGGTGAGCTTCGTCGTCGGGGCCATCGCCTACGCCTCGGCGATCTGGCCGGACCATGCGGTCCAGACCGTGTAGGTGCGCCCGGTCCCGACCGCGTCGGAGGACTTGTCCACGCCGTACGACCGAAGGCCGAACGTGTCGCGGATGAAGGCGACGCGGACGAGGTCGCCAGTGTCGAGCGTCTCGCCGACGCTCGAGCTCTGGGCCTTGCCCGTGTAGCGGACCACGTCCCCGACCTGGGGGCGGATCGCGGGGGCGGCGGTGAGGGTCTGGGCCATTGTGTCGGGCCTCCTGGTACGAGGTGGTTGACTTCCGTAATCTTGCGCGTGCGCCGAATGTTTGTCAAGCGCAAGTTTCAGCCGATCGGACTATTCGACACCGCTCCGATGGTCCCGACCACGGCCGCCAGGACGAGGACGCCGCGGCCCCAGGGCCGACCGATCGCCCAGGCGACGAACACGAGCCCGAGGATCAGCGCGATCTTCCAGGCGACCGCCTCGAGCTCGCCGAGGCCGGCCACGACGGGGTTCAGCTCGCGCGGTCGGAACGCGGTCCAGGTGACGAGGTCCGAACCCTGCCCGATGATGCACGCGACCGCGCCGCGGACGTCCGGGGCGAAGAATGGCCGCTTCACCAGAGGCTCGGCTGCTCGGCCGGCCGGCACGCGTCGCACTCGCCGAGGCGGGCGGTCGCCTCGGCCCGGGTCATGAGCCCGTAGACCAGCCGCGGGCTCAGCGGGAGCTCGAGCGGAGCATCGTCGACCGACATATGCCGGACGTGGAGGCAGGCGGGGTTCCAGCCGACCTCGATCTGCCCGTCCTTCGGCTTCGCGGCCGGGGGCGGCGGGGTGACGCCGAAGATCGGCCGGTCAGCCATCGAGGACCTCCAGGGTGACGCGGATCACGCCCCGAGAGAGCGGGGCGAGCTCGAGGAACGCCGAGCGGGACAGGTCGATGATCCGCTCGCGCGACGTCCCGACGTAACAGCCGCACCAGTCCTGGACGCGGACCACGACGCACCGCGCGCCGGCGCAGACGCGGACCCGGTAGGGCCGGTGATCCCATCCCGGCACGGCCGCGACGCGACCCGCCGCGCCGTACCAGGATGCGGTGCCCGACCTGGGCGTCGCCTGGGGGCTGACCCCGGGCGGGGTGGACGACGGACGTACCAGATCCGTCGCCGTCGGGCTGGAGGGGCCGGGCCCCTCGGTCGCGCGCTGAGCCGTCGGCGAGGGCTGAGCGAGCGGCCGGGGGGCCATGCCGTAGACCAGGACCATGACCGTGACGCCCAGGGCGAGGCCGATCAGGAACGCGCCCCGGAGCTCCGCAGCAGAGTACGGGAACCGTCGGCTCACGCCTGGGCCCCGGCCTTGCCGAAGATCGATCGAGGCAGGTGCCGCGGCCGCGCGCCGGCCTGGGCCCGGTGCTCGCCCCAGACGATCGCGAGGGGTTCGTGCCGGTCCGGGATCACCGGGTCGGGGTCAGCGGTGACGACCTCGCCGCAGGTACATTCGATCGTCTCGAGGGCGTAGCGGACCCGTTCGATGACGTGTCGCGGGAAGGCATCCTTCACGGTCGCCGGCCCCAGACCGTCATCTTCCGGCCGGTCCCGCTCGTCGCGCGGCGGCCCGTGTCCACGATCAGCCCGACGTCCACCAGCTCAGCGCGCCGCGATCGGGCCCCGGACGGCGAGAGCTGGACGCGGCCGACGAGCGCGTCGTCGGTCATGTCGCCGTGGGCCGCGAACGCCGCCAGGACCGCCCGCTGCCCGTTCGTGACGGCGACCGACTGAGCGGCCTCGTAGCTCGTCTCCGGGTCGCCGGCCCGGGCTCGGGCCTTCGGTGCCCGCGCGAAGAAGGGCCCGTCGGCCCGGCACGTCGCGCGGCGGATGCCGCCGAGCAGCGTCTCGCGGACGGTGCCGGGCTGCCCGCACGTCGGGCAGATCGCGACCTCGATCACGCCTCGGCCCTCGCGTCGATCGCCTCGGCCCAGGCGGTCGCGACGGCGGCGACCTGGACGAGCTCGTCGCGTAGGTGGGCATCGCCCGCCCCGTCGGTCCCGTAGCCGGCCTCGAGGACCGCGCGGCAGACCTCGCCGAACTCCTCGCCGAGCACGGCCGCGCGCTTGTCGTCGCCCCCGGCCATGTCGGGATCCGCGCATGAGCGCCAGTCGATCCCGGCCTCGCGCTTCGCCTCGCCGATCGCCTCCTGCCGGACGCGCTCCGCCCGGACGTCCACCAGGACCCGAGCGGTCGCCGGTCCCACCGTGATCACCGGAGGACCCGACCGATCACGCTGTCCTGGATCGGGTCGCGAAGGTCGGACGGTCGCCAGACGTGTACCTCCACCTTCAGCGTCGCGATCCGGTGCTCGTCGGCCATCCCGTAGCCGGTCGCCTCGAGCTCGCGCCCGACCGATCGGACCCATTCGCCCTCGAGGGCCGCCCGGAGGACGTCCAGGACGGCGACCTGCTCCGGCCGGGGCTGCTCGAGCTCGCGCTTCAGCTCGGCGAAGATCAGGCGGTGATCCCGGACGCGGACGAGGACGAGGTCGGGCCAGACCGCCATCGAGCCGGTCGTGGACACGCGCCACTGACCGTTCGCGCGCAGACCTGGGCGGACGTGGACGTGCTCCCAGCCGAGCATCACGGCGAGGCCGCCCTTGCCGACGATGAGCCGCTGGAAGTCGAGCTCGGTCAGCGCCCGCTCGTCGCGCTCCTGGGGGGTGAGCTTGCGGCCGGCCGGCATCAGACCTTCGCCTCGTCGCGGCGGGTCCAGCCCGACGCGCCCACCAGGGCCTCCACGGCCGCGCGCAGCTCCGCCGAGTCGTCCAGGGCCGACGACCGCCGCCACGCGTCGATGACGGCCCACGCCGCCGCCCGCACGCCCGGGACCGCGTCGCCATCGAGCCGATCGGCCAGATCCCGGAGGACCTGGGCCCGGTCCCGACCCTGGGCGTACTCGCCGAACGCCCAGGCGGTGTACCGGATCATCGCGTCGGCCTCGGCGACCTGCCCGGTCACGAGGAACTCGAGCTCGAGGATCGGGATCCGCTCGGGCTCCATTCGAAGGGTCGCGCTCTGGACCCCGGTGATCCGCTCCCCGTCGATCAGGATCACCCCGGCGACCGTGTCGGTCGCGTCGAGCTTGATCCGGTTGGTCAGAGCCATGCTGGTACCTCCTCTGAGTCCGTTGCGGCCCGGACGGTCGCCGGGGTCCGATCGTTGACGGGCCACCGCTCGCCCGGTATGAGCTCGAGGCGAGCGCGGCAGGCCGGCCGGTCCACGCACCGCTCGATGTGCTGCCAGATCACGCCGTCCACGGGCTCGAGCCATTCGACCATGCCGCCCACGATCTCGACGTCCTCGCCGCCGCAGACGAGGCAGGTCCCGAGGCGGATCACGCCGCGGCCTTCCGGAGCCGGATCAGGTGCGGGTGCGACCACGTCCGGTCGACTTCCCAGCCGGCGACTTTGAAGCAGAAGCCGGGGTTCGGGCTCGCGACCTTGCGCGTATCGATCCAGGTGATCCAGCCGTCACGGGGGGCCGGTTCGCCCCACTCGTCCGACTCGCCCCAGGTCGCCCGGGTCAGGGCCTCAGCCTCGAGGACGAGCTCGGAGCTGAGGCGAGGCCCCTCGTTCCGGAACAGGCTGCATCGCCACGCGTCCAGCCCGTCCAGGGCCAGGGCTCGGGCCGGCCAGTGTGTGATCCACCCCGCGAGGCCGTCGGCCGTCCGGAGGATCAGGACCCGACCGGGCGGGCCCACGGTGCGACCCGTCGAGCCGAAGGTCGAATAGTGCCGGGACCGGAGCGCGCGCACCGCCGCGCCTGAGCGGGTCGTTACTTCCCAGCCGGACGAGGGCCAGAGCGTCGGGACCACGAGGGGTCCTTCGGTGACGGGATCGGCGGCCCGGAGGGCAGACCGGGCCCTCGTTGCATCGCCGGACGGCTCGCCGCTCGGCTTGTGGCCGCGCTCGCCGCCGGCAGAGGCGGGACGTTCGGTGGGTTGATTGTGCCGCACCAGTGTCAAGCGGAATCGCGGCCCCTGGGCCGACTTGTCCACGGTCGCTCGTCCACGATCCGGACCTGGAGCGTTCGGGACGTGTGGACAACCTCCCGAAGTTCGTGGATAACTTCGGGGACCCCGCCCAGCTCGGCGAGGCGGACGCCGTAGCCGGCGAACAGCTCGGCCTCGCTCAGCGTCGAATCCTGCCCGGGCAATCGACGCGCGACCGGAGCGGCGGACGCGGCTTCAGCATCCGCGCTGCGAACGGGGCCGCCCGGAGCGTCCTCCGTCCGGTGACGCGGCAGGGGGCTCGTGGGCCGCTCCGGTCGGGCGTCGATTGTGCTCACGCGGTTCGCTCCGGCAGCTCGTCCTGCCCGAAGAAGCCGTCGAACGTGACGCCCGCGTGGGGCGACCGCTTCGCCGGCCAGTGACCCTTCGACTTCGCGCGGCGACGGTTCGGAGCTGGAACGTCCAGGCCGAGCCCTCGAGCGTTCCCGATCAGGCGGGCCCGGCTGATCGCGGCGGACTCGGGGTCCCGCTCGATGCCGATCCAGGTGAACCCCTCGGCCTCGGCTGCGACCGCGGTCGTGCCAGATCCCAGGAACGGGTCGACCACGATCCCGCCCGGGGGCGTGACGAGCCGGACCAGGTGCCGCATGAGCTCGGTCGGCTTGACCGTCGGGTGCGTGTTCTCCCGGGGGGCCGCGATGAAGCGCGCGCTCACCGGATCCGGGTCGGCCGCCTCAGCATTGCCGTGGTTGCCCAGGGCGACCTGCCGGGCTTCGACCTGCCCGCGGACCACGGGCTCGCGATCCTGCCGCGTCGCCTTCGGGATCAGGAAGAACCGGGAGTAGGTGCCCGCGTCGGCGTAGTGGAACGGCGTCTCGCCGGCCGGCTGCCCGAGGCCGCGGCCGTAGATGACCTCGTCCTCGCGCCCGACGCCCCGGCTCGGGGCCGTCCAGACGAAGTCCGTCTCGCCCCCGCCGATCACGCCCGGCACGTCGCCGTCGAAGATCGGGTCGGTCAGGGCGAGGTTCGCCGGCCACCGCCCGAGCTCGTTCGCCTCAGCGTCGCCGACGCGGTCCAGGGTGCGGGGGTCCAGGGCGGCCGCCCGGTTCAGCGAGCCGTCGACGCTGCCCTCCAGGGCGACGCCCTCGGGCGACACGTAGCCGGCCTTCAGGTAGCCGCCGCCCTGGGCGATCCGCTCGGCGTCCTCGGGGCTGATCGGGATCCGCGTACCGTCGATGTTCAGGGCCCCGGTCCCGTGCGTCAGGACGTTGACGGCGACCGACGCGCTGAGCGGCTTGCGGGCCATGACGATCGGCTCCCAGGCCGGCTTGAGCGCGGTGCCCCAGCCCTGCCACTCCTGGGCGGCCGCCGTGGCGGGCGTCGTGAGCTCGAGGGTCGCCCGACCGCGGCCGTCCTGCCCTGGGGCGTAGACGAAGTCCGACGCGTCGCGCTCGCCGACGACCTCGCGCTCGGCCTCCTCGAGGAACAGGGCGTCGAAGCGGTCGCCGAGCTCGAGGCGATCCCGGAGGATCAGGTAGTCGGTCCGGTTCGGGACGGCCGGCTGGCTCCCGGCCGTCAGGTAGTGCCCGAGCATCGCGTTCCCCAGGGCGTCGGCGAGCTCGCGGCGGGTGACGCCCGTCGTGGCCATCGCGGCGAGGCACGCGTCGCGGAAGTCGGCGAAGGGGGCCGCCGCCCCGCCGAGGCGGTCGATCGCCTTGCTCACGTTCAGCGACTTCGGGAACCCCTGCGCGTAGGCCCAGACGAGGCAGTCGCGAATCTCCCAGCCGGCATCCTCGAGGCCCGACACGAGCCGGTGGTACGTCCTGGTCCCGCCGAACGCGAGGATGTGGGCCCCGGGCTTCGCGACGCGGTACGCCTCGAGCGCCCAGGTCCGGCACCACTCGCCGAACGCGAGCGACGTCGGCGGGGCCGCGTAACGATCGATCGGTTCGGTGATCCACTTCGACGTCGCGGGGTCGCACGCGTGGGGGTTCCGGAACTGGTCGCGCTTGCCGCATCCGGAGCAGCGCGACGTGGTCGGCCGCTTGCCCGCGCCGTATTCGACCCGGCCAGCTGCCGGCAGGGTGTCGTTCTCAGCTTTGAGGGTGCCCTGCCCGCCCAGGTGCTCGCCGCGGTGCCGCATGGTCCCGGGGTCGTCCAGCCGGAACGCGTCCCACTCCTTGCCCATGAACTCGAGCCCGTACGGGGGGTCGCAGACGATCGCGTCGATCGACTCGGCCGGCCAGCCGGCCATGACCTCGACGCAATCGCCCACGACGACCTCGTTCCGGGGGAGCTCCCCCGTCTGATCGGTCACGCGGCCGGTCAGTGTGTCGGGGGTGCGGCGTCGGTCGGCGGGACCGACCGGAGCTTGCGCGGGTTCGCGGGCGTCTCGGGCTTGCGGAAGTTCTCCACCGGCTCCTGCCCGTCCAGCGCGGCCTCGACGATCGGGACCACGATGTCGGTCAGCTTGCCGACCGCCTCCTCGACCGGGGTGAGCTTCTGCTGCTCGCCCAGGGTCGCCCGGGTGGGCTGCCCGCTCGAGTCGAACAGGCCGAGCTGCTCGTCGAACGTCCGGATGTCGGGCTGCCACGCGCCGTACTGCCGGACAACCCAGTGGAATTCGGTGAGGTCATGCTTCACGACGCGGAGCGCGCCGCGGTCCGACATCTCGCCGTGGCAGAGTTCGTGGGCGACGAGCGCCTCGCGTTCGACCGCGTCCAGCTCGCGCCAGTAGATCTCCTTGATCTCGATCACGGCGTCGAACCCGACCAGCCCGTGGTACAGGGGCGGGACCTTGCGGAACTTGCCCATGTAGTCGCGCTCGGCGTCCGGCTTCGGGCGTGCGCCCTGGACCATGACGTAGCCGAGCTGGAAGTTCGTCGTCCAGCCGAATCGCATGGGGTACAGGCGGATCAGCCGGTGGGCGATTTCGCTGATATCGGCCGACTCGGAATAGACGACCGGGGCGGCGGGTTCCTTGACCTTGCGTGGTCGGCGTGGCATCGGGTCCTCCTCGGGATCTGGCCGGTGATGGGGGGGTGCCGGCCCCGCGCGTGCCCTCTGAGCGCGGAGCCGGCCCGGGGGTTACTTGTCGGTGCGGGTGCCCTCGACCTTCGCGGTCAGCCAGGGCCACGTCGCCGACACGGTGGCGGCGATCGCCTCCTCGAGGTGCGTGACGGTCGGGGCTTCGATCGTCTCGGGCGTGCCCTCGGGCGTCTCCCCGCTTTCGCGGAGCGTGACCCGGAACTCGTCCACGGCGAGCGGCTTCTTCGGCATCTGATCTCCTCGCTTCTTCCCCCGCCGAGCGGCGGACTTCTCCGCTCTGGCCAGGATCGCGTGTCGGTTGCGGCGGGCTCGGACCGCCGACGGGTTCGTGGCGTGCTGGGCTTTCACCCGGCGAGCTGGGCTTCGATCTTCCTCCAGAGCGTCAGACGTTGCGCGGGCGTCAGGGGGACGTCCTCGGGGCGGTCCGGGAAGGCGAGCTTCGCCTCTTCGACCGCGTAGGCGAGGCCGACCTTCGCGGCGTTCAGCTTCGCGATCAGGTCCTCCTGGGTCAGGCCCTCGGGCTCGGCGTCCTCGCGGAACTCGCCCTCCTCGAGCTCGCCGGCCAGGGGGCTCGCCGCCTTCAGCGCGTCGCCCGTGGGCAGCTCGCCCGCGGCGATCGCGTCCTCGGCCGTCGCCGTGCTCGCGCCGCTGAGGCCCTCCAGGTCGGCCGGATCCGCGACGTCGCCGGTCGGGACCGGTGCCCGGAAGTCCGACTCGGCCGGCAGCTCGGCCTCGGGGCCTTCGTGCCGGACGCCCAGGCCCGTCCCGAGCTGCCGCGCCGGCGCGGCCCCCGCGTCGATCAGGTCCAGGTACCGCGTCTCGATGAACTCGATCACCGGGACCGCGTACCGGTTCGTGGGCTTGCCGGGGACCTTCTTGTCCCGCTGATCCAGGCGGAGCCGGGCGGGGATCGGCCGGCCCGCGTTCGATGCGAACGCCAGGATCTCGGCTGCCCCGGCGAGCTCGACCGCGGCGTAGAACCCGTGCGACTCGAGCCGCCAGACGCCGATGTCCGGGAGCTCGGGGAGCATGACGTTCAGCCGGGTCGTCGGCTTGCACGCGGTCGGCGGGAGTGCCGCGGCCGCGGCCCGCCGCTCGTCCGGATCCGCTGGGCAGAGGCACGGGCCGTCGGTGAGGACGTTGACCCGGCCGTCGCAGCGCCTCTGGCATCCGCCAGCTGACCAGAGCTCGTACCACTGACTGACCGACTGACCGGGCGGGACCATGATCTCGAGTGTCGGCGACGTCGTCACCACTTCCCAGCCGTCCTGCCACGCCTGGACCTCGCCGCCGTAGACCGCGGCCGCGTGTTCGATCAGCTCCCGGGAGCTCGAGGTCAGCCGGAACGTGTCCAGCTTCTCGGGCCGCATCCGGCCACCCTTCGCGCTGACCTGGACCCCGGTGCGGATCCGGCCCAGCTCGCGCATTCGGACTTGGAGGTCGGCGATCGGCACGGTCAGGACCCTCCCAGGCGGTGCGGCCCGATCACCGGGCAGAGGTCCGCGAGCGCGTCCTCGATGTACGTCTCGCCGGCCCGGATCGCCCGGAACGCCTCGAGCATCCGGTAGCCCTCGCCCAGCTTGCCGAGCTCGAGGCCGAGCTCCAGCCCGCCCATGTACCGGGCGATCGCCTCGGGCGTGTTCTCCTCGGGTCGGGGGTCGGCCCGTTTGACGTGTTCGACGACCTGCCGGTACAGGGCCTCGGCCTCAGCGCGTCTCATCGCCGGCCGACCTGGTACCGGAGCGTGCCCGGCACGTCGGCCTCACCCTGGACGAGCGGCCGGCCCAGGAGCTTCGGGACACTGCCGTCCGACCGGTCCAGGGCCTCCGCGGCGTTCAGGTCTTCCCAGACGTCCGGCGACACGACCCACCAGCCGGCCGGGACCGTGTCGGGTCCCGCGCTGACCAGCCGGAGCTCGCCCTTCGCGCGGTCCCGGATGCTCGCGGCGATCGCGCTGATCTCGCTGAGGTCGTCCACGCCCAGGGACACGGGCGGGATCGGCTCGGTGAAGATCCCGAGCCGGAGGTTCGCCCCCGCCGCGATAGCCGCCCGCTCCTCGTCGGACGGCTTCCAGGTCATGTAGACCTCGCCACGGCGGGGGCGTTCCACCCACGCGTCGCCGACGTCGGGCGTCGGGCCGCGGTAGACGATGGTCGACGCCCGGGTTCGGATCGGGATCATCGGACGATCCGCGGGGGCAGCTCGGCCGAGTCGCCCATCGTCACGGTGCCGGGTCGGTCGTAGTGCCAGGGGTTCCCGCATCCGACGATCGGGATCGGCCGGCCGTCGTTCCACTCCGCGACGAGCCGCATCGCGGACGCGGACCCGCAGACCGGGCAGGCTTCGAAGGGCGACGGGGCTGCCGTGTTCACGGGCTCGGCGGTCTGGGCGGTCATGGTCCGAGGGGTCCTCCACTGATCGGCCTGGGGGCAGGTGGCGAAGTGCGACGTTCCGGCCCGGTCGATCGGGGCCTTCTTCCCGCGTGCCGTCAGGCACCAGAGCACTTCGGCCCCGCATGATCGGCAGTGGCCGACGTTGTCCGGGGTCCAGCCCTGGGGGATGGTCCAGCCGACGAAGGCCGGAGCGTCGCGCATCTGGTCGGCGGTCATACGAGGGCCGCCTCGAGCTCGGGGGTCGCCGCGGGCGGCGGCAGGTCCTCGAGGAACACGGTCCGCGCGACGGTCTTCTGGAACCGGAATACCTCGCGGGCGTGGAGGAACATTCGGTAGATCGGCTCGTCGATCCGCACGAACCGGGGCCGGTAGCCCTTCGGCGTGACGTGGAGGACGATGGCCGCGTCGATCTGGGGGACGGGGTGCTCGGTGATCCCGTCCGCGCCGCCGATGAACTCGCCGCGGGCGTACGCGCTGAGCTGGAGGCCGACCTCGGGGTACGTCGCGCGGCCGGACTTGTAGTCCACGAGGATCGTCAGGACGCGATCGGGGGCGAGGCGGGCGAGCCATCCCGGGACCGGCAGCTCGGCCGCCCGGAACGCCGCCACGATTCGCCAGACCGGGAGCTGGATGATCGCGTCCAGGGTGCCGGCGTAGCCCTGGGCCCGGTTGAAGACGGTCGCTTCGGTCGCGAGGTAGGTCGGCCGCCACCCCTCGAGGAACGCGAGGAACGAGGTCATGTGCCCGGTGAGGTCGGCCGGCCACTCGGGGAGCTCCCGCCCCGCGGCGTACGCCTCGCCCGTCTCGGCAATCAGCCGGAGGACGTGCTCCTCGGCCGCGTCGTGGACCTCGATCCCCAGGGCCGCCGCGCGATCGCGGACGCGCTCCGGCTCAGCCTTCAGGTACCGGGTCGCCAGATCCCGCTCGGTGAGGTCGGCGAGCTTCAGCTTCGCGAGCCCACCCGCGGCCTTCTTCGCCAGGACGTCCGCGCGGCCGAGCCCGGCCCAGGTCCGGAGGGCCGCCCGGGCCCGCGAGTGGGGCGACCGCGCGGCGAGCTCGGCGTAGACGAGCTCGGCCACGAGCTTCGCGTACCACGGCGGCAGGTGCCACTTCGGGACGCCGCCGCCGATGATGGTCGTCACGGAATAGAACCCCTCGGGCGGGATGCCCCAGAGGTACAGGCGGTCGCCGGCCTCGTCGGACCGGGCGAGGGCAGGTGAGCTCATCGGCCCCAGACCTGCCGCAGATACCACCAGCGGCGGATGCGCCGGACGACGGCGGTCATTCGAACAGGGACCGCGCGGCCCGGAGCTGCCGGATCGCGTGCCCGTGCCGGCCGTGGCCGATGTTGTCGATCGCGTTCCGGATCGCCATCCGGAGCTTGTCGCGCTCGACGGTCGCCGTCCGGAGCTCGCCCTCGAGCTCGCGGATCCGGGCCATCGTCGGCGGGTTCCCGTCCTCGTCCAGGCCCATCGCGTCGCGGAGTCGGGCCCCCAGGTCGGCGGTCATGCGACCGGACCGCGCGCGTCGGCCTCCTCGAGCTCGCGGGGATGCTCGCCGGGGTGGACCTTCGCAGTGTGGACGGCGAGGCCCACGAAGAACTTCCCGCAGAACACGCACTCGCCCTCGGCCGCGCGGTTCCGGAGCCGGGTCGTCTGGCCCTTCCAGGCTCGCCGGCTCGCCTCAGCGCGATCGGCTCGCGCCCGCTCCGACGCCGCCTGATCCTCGGCCCACTTCCGGAGCCGCTTCTCCTTCGCCTCGGCCGTCTCGCCGATGTAGTGCCACGTATGCCCGAGGGGGCAGTAGACCGACACGGAATGATCCCGGAGCGCGTGATCGCGCAGGCCCTGGGGGATCGCGTGGGCCGTCCCGCAATCGGGACACGTCTCGACGATCAGGCTGCCGGTATAGGTCAGGACGCCGCCGCGGACGGTCATAGCTCACGCGCCCCCAGGTAGGTCGCCATCCGGCCGCAGAACGGGTCCCGGGCGATCAGGCGGGACCGGGCCTCGTGGACCGCCTCGCCGACGCTGAACGCGCGGACGATCTGGGGTGGGCCGGACGTGAACGTGACCTCGATCGTGCGCGCTCGGCGGTCGCCGTCGCGCGGGCCAGGGCCGGCCGGGATCTGGATCGTCACGGGGACGCCCATCACGCGGGGCCCAGCGTGAGGAACCAGACCACGAACAGGAACCCCCCGATCGTCGCGAGGACCGCGGCGACGGTGAGGGCCAGGGCCGACACGAATCGCTGGAAGTACGACGGCGGCGGCGGGTCGATCGGATGGGCGTGCCAGACGCCGCGGCGGCCGGTCATGCCGGCTCGCCACGGGTCAGGGGCTCGAGCGGCAGGCCCAGGTCGGCGGCCGGCCCCGCGAGGAGCTTGCCCAGCTCGCGGAGCAGGGACGCCCGCTCGGCGAGGGTCGGGGCCACGCCCCGCTCGATGATGCTCAGCCGGCCGCTATTGATCCCGGTCCGACGGGACAGCTCGCGGAGGCTGATACCGGTCCCCTCGCGCATCGCGCGGTACGGGGTCGCTGGGGTGGGGTCGGGGTTTGGCATGGCGGCGACGGTAACACTGCATAACGGCCCGCGCAAGCGGTAATCGACCGGCGTTCGTAAGGTGCGGCGGAACGCTGGTACTACCTCGAGGGCGAGCGGTCCGCGGCGGGACCTCCCCAGACGTGGCGACGCCCGGATCCGCGAGGACCCGGGCGTCGCCCATGCCAGGGTGTCGAGCGTCAGCCCTTGCCGGTGATGGCCGCCTTCGCGTCCTGGGCCGTGTCATACGCGGCCCCCGACAGCTTCGCGCCGCCGAGCCATGCCAGGAAGTACCCGAACAGGCTCACGAGGTCGGTCGGCTTCGCGAGCGCGACCACGGCGTAGACGATGATCACGGCCCAGAGCGCGAGCGACGTGATCTGTTCGTGGGCATCCACCCAGGCCCCGATCCCGGGGAGCGGCTTGGCCGCGTACTGGATGATGCCGGCCACGATGGTCGCGATGACCGTTGCGCCCGCGAGGGTGAACGCCCCCGCGAGGATCGCGGCGGCCATTGTCGGATCGATCTCCACGTTCCCTCCCTTGCCGGCTCAGACCGGCCGAACGAGCGGCTTCGCGACGTAGGCCGTCACGACCTTGCCGCCGATCGTCGGGCGGATCTTCGCCCAGAGCGTCCCGTCGACGCCAGCGATCGTGAACTTCCCGCCCGGGACCTCGTTGATCTGGGGGCAGGTGATCGTCGCGGCGGTCGTGTCCAGGATCGCCGACGTGACCGAGGGCAGGGCCCGAAGGTTCACGCCCGCCCCGATCGCGACCGTCCGGATGGGGTAGATCCGGTCGTCATAGGCGAGGTCGCCGCCCGGCACGAGCCCGCCGCCGTACGGCGTGCCCATCCGGTACGAGCCGGCCGGCAGGAACCGGGCCGGGTCGTAGGTGATCCACCGCGTCACCCCGTCGGATCCGCGCTCCCGGACCTCGAGGGCGAAGTGGACGTGGACGCCCTTCGCGTTCCCGGTCG